CGGGTGACATTCGCCTGTGCAGCTACCACCAGATCTGGTGTTCAGACTGTGGTGGACTGGATAACATCGAAGATCGCACTGGCTTCAACAAGAACTGTTATGTCTGGTGTCACTGTCCACACATTACGGGTGGATGACGAAGGGGACATAGCTGAATTCCTTGCAGACGGTGCAGATGAACCAGTCCGAACCACGACAGTGGATGTAATAGGGTCCTATGAAATAACATAAGGGGGGTGATCCATGGCGATTCAGTTTCCAGCGGGTGCAGTGGCTTCAATCAATACATTGACAGCAGGGACACCTGGCACAGCTGCTGTGTTAACCAATGTAAAAAGTATCGGTGGTTCTGCTGTTACGCGTGCTATGGCTGATGTGACAGCACTGGGTGATACCACCTTGCAGCGGTTACCCAGCAGGAATGACAAGGGTACATTGCAGATTACGTTTTATCTGGATGACACAGCCACAGCCACTAACCAGATAACTACTCTTAAAACCCGATTGACTTCTGGAACACACACCAGAATCACAATAAACCTTTCATCGGGTTCCACGATTGATGACCTGTTCCAATATGATGGGTATGTGACAGAAGTGGGTGAACCTGAAATTGCAGCGTCTGATGATGCACTGCAATACACGGTTACTCTACAACGGTCTGACAAGTACTAATTGAGGTGATGTATGGGTCTGAACAGGGAACAGCTGCTAGCACAGGCTAGGCCCAAAATCATAGAAGTCCCAGTCCCAGAATGGGGTGGGACTATTCATTTAAGGGACATCACAGCTGGTCAGAGGGACCAGTATGATGGTTACCAGATCGACCAGCAGGGGCAGAGTAAGTACACAGATTTCAGGGCTAGACTGCTGATCCTGTCGATCTGTGATCAGGATGGAAACAGGCTGTTCACAGATGCAGAGGTGTCCACCATCAGCAGTTTACCAGCACATGTGGTGGACAGGCTGTGGGACCAGGCTGCACTGTTATGTGGATTGAAGACTGAGGAAGTGGAAAAAAACTAAGAAAAAGACCAGTCAGGCGGGTGATGTTCCGTCTGGCTGGTCATCTGGGCTGCACTGTTGCCGAATTAGAACAGAGGCTGTCCAGTTCTGAATTAACTGAATGGGTAGCACTGGCTTGGCTAGACCCATGGGGAGAGTACAGGGCTGATGTTCGGGGGGCTGTTGCTGCATGGGCTTCTGTGGCTGCATGGTCATCACAATCTAAAGTTCAGGACTTTTTACCTGTTGATCCATGTGCAATCCCAGAACCAAAAAGTGTAGAATCAAAACCGGCAGAACAGAAAAAAGTGGCTAGCCTGGACGAACTGGCTGCAGCCAAAATGTACCTGACCAGTCTGGGACTGGTCCCAGTCAAGGGGACAGACAATGGCTAGTATTGCAAAAATGTCTGTCCAGATGGGCTGGAATGGGGAACAGGCTGAAAAGGGCGCAGCATCAATAGAAAAGAATCTAAAAAAAGTTGGGGATACAGCTAAATCCACTAATGACAAAATGAAAGCAATTAAAGCACCTGGTGCAGAATCTATGGGATTAGGTGGTCTGACAGAAATTATGTCAGGTTTTAGTCTGTTAAAAATGGGAATTGACACACTAATAGTTGCACCAATTCAGGCATCTATGGCAATCCTTAAGTTGGGTAGTGATGCACAAGCCACACAGATCAAGCTAGGGTACATGGCTGGTTCTGCTGTGCAGGGTGTCGATGCATTCAGGAAGCTGCAAAAGCAGGCTTCAGACACTGGAATCCCACTGGCTAGCCTAACAAAATCACTTACCACATTAACTGGGCTGGGTCTGTCTGTGCAGGCTGCAGGGAACACCATGGCAAGGCTGGGCAATGCTGTCCAGATATTGGGTGGTGGTGCAGCTGGTGCAGATGCTGTGGCTGGTTCCATCGCACAGCTACGGGGTTCAGCCACAGCAACCGAGGGACCGTTACAAAGTCTACAAGCCAGTGGTTTGAAAGTTTTTGAAGCACTTGCACAGGAACTGTCAATAGTCACAGGTGAAGCACACAACGTCGAAACTGCAATGCAAAAGGTAAAAGATGGTGCAGTTTTGTCCAGTACTGCTGTTGCAGCCGTATTCAGGGCAAGTAATAACCCTGCTGCACAGGCTGCAGCAGAAGGAATCGGTGCAACATTCACCAGACAGCTGGACAAATTGCAGGAAGGGTTTACGGCCATGCTTACTAGCGTGGGTGAAAGCCTGATCAATGCCCTGAACCCTGAACGTGTTATTGCTGTATTCAGGGGCGGTATGGAAGGTGTGAAGATTATCATTGACCAGATTTCAGAAAGTCTGGGACTTGCAATTGATCCTAAAAAGGGCATGCAATTAGAAAAAGTGTTTGCTGGTGCCAGGGACATGACTTTTGAAATTGCAGAAACACTGGTGAAAGCTGGTGCAGGACTTGCAGAAGTCATCCAACAGATTGCCAAACAGGTGGTGGAACTGGCGAACTGGCTAGCTAATGCAGAAGCAGAAATGGCTACCAGAATAGCCAAAAATGCACCAGATCCCATGGGTGTGAGGGATCCAAACAGCCTAGCCAATAGGATGCTTCCAGATGAGGTGAAAGCTAATGCACCTGCTATTGCTGCAGCTAAAAGAGCAGAACCTATTAAACTGGGTGAAATCAATTTTGCACAAATGCAGGCGACAGCATTAGGTGTGTTGAATAAAGCAAGGGAAAGGGCTGCAGCTGGGGACAAAGCTGCAGCAGAAGCTGCAAACAAAGCAGCAGAAGCAAACGCTAATGTGGTTAAAGGTCTTAAGGATGTGGGCAAACAAGAAAAGCAACGCGTAGAAGATCTGGAAATGATAAATAAGGATCTGAAAGTAAAGACACTGGATCTGATGCGTGCTAATGCCACTGCAATGGAAGAATTTAGCAGGAAGATCACAGACAGCCTGAATCAAGCTAAACAGGCAGTTGGTGCAGATGCAGCACTGAACCTGAAATTCAAACAGGGATTAAGACGACAGGTAGGAAAGGATCTTGAACAACTGATCAAGGATTTTGGGACAGCCCCAGATCAGAACCTACCCCAGACCATGACTAGGGGATCCAGTGCAGCAGTGGAACAGGAAATCAGGGCTAAGATGCAATTGACTGAACAGGACTTCCAGAGCCAACTAAAGGCTGCAATGCTGAACCAGGCTAGACAGTCAGAACTACAGGTGGAACGGCTGGACAAGCTGGTCATTGCAGCTAATGAAGCTGGTGTGTTCGCACAGGCACAGCTAAACGAACAGAAGCGCATTGCAGACGCACAAAAGGAAGCTGCAGCGAATGCAGCAAAAGGAAAACCAGCTGTGGCTGTTGCACCTAAATAAAGGATACATACCATGGCATATACACATTTTGTGGAAGTGGCAGAAGGTCGCACAGCTAATGTGGACCAGAAATACCAGAGGACCTACACCAGGGTTTTCCTAGTCAGGACTAATGACTGGGCATATGGTCCAGCGTATGCAGCCAGTCATCCGTCACTTCCAGCAATCTGGTCAAAATATCCAGAGGATCTGAAAGCCTACTGCACCAGTATCACACCCACACAGGATCAGGGTGACCCCTACCTGTGGAGAATCACTGTCCAGTATTCATACATAGTCAATGAATCACCAGAACAAGAAACCCAACAGGATGGACAGGACCCAGCAGAGAGGGTGGAAAACCCACTGCTACGTCCACGGGATTACACAGTCAGTACCACCAGTTACCCACTGGCTGTGAAATTCGACAGGTTCGGGGTGAAAATAGCTAATTCTGCTGGTGATCCATTCCTACCACCTGTTGAAATAGTCAAGGGTGGGGCAACCATCACAGTGGGATTGAACAGCCTGAATCCAGTCACATCCACATGGATAGCATCCATCGGGAAACTGAATCAGGCTTCTTTCATTCTGGGACCGTATGCTGTTGGTGCAGGGCTTGCAAAATTGAATTCTGTTAATGCAAACAGGGTTTTTGAGGATGGTATTTCCTACTGGCACTGGACACTAGTATTCGAGTACAGACCAGATGGGTGGTCTTTTGTTATTGCGAATGTTGGGAAACGTCAACGGTCTGTGGTTCTGGACGAATTCGAGGACATTATATCACCTCTGGGTGGTATAGTTTCGACACCAGTCTATCTGGATGAATTCGGTTTCGCACGGAAGCCTAGCGAAACTGCAACCTACCAGGTGTTCCATGTTTACCCCAGAATCGCGTTCCCCAGCCTATAAAAGAGGTGTCCCATGGCTGGTGGTTATCTTGTCGATGGTGACAGTTTCAGCAGAATCAGCAGGATGCTGTTGGACTTTGAATCTGGCCAATTGACTAACAGAAATTCAGATAATGTTTACTATGAAACCAGTACCAGTCCCATCATCCACCCTGTGCTGGTCACCAGTACCACCAAGAATGGGTATGGGTACTACGCTGGAAAACTGCTGAAATACGACTCAAAACTAAACACATACACTGAATTTTCAGACATTCTGATCAGGGATGTGAACAATGATGACCTGACCAGAAAAAGGTATCTGGGCCGTCTCGCTGGTTACAGTGCCGATTCCCAAATTGTGTACCTGGTGCAGCTGGTAGCAGGTGTGACCAGTGGGGATTCAGGATCTGGGTCTGGTGAATCAGGCAGTGGTTCTGGTGTGTTCAGTGGTTCTGTGGTGGATTCTGGTTCTGTAGCCAGTGGTTCTGTCATCAGTGGATCTGTGGTCAGTGGATCTGGTTCTGATGTGTCAGGATCTGTGGTCAGCAGTGGGTCTGCTCCCTGCACAGGAACCTGTTACTACTGGTGGACTGGGATTCAGTGGGCACTACAGTCCACCACCTGTACTGATGGTTGTGGACCCTGCACATTCCCCACCACACCAGGTACTGTGTTTGGTGAAACCCTGCTGGTCCCCTGTACTGCTGAATCAGGATCTGCACCAGATAGTGGACTGATCATCAGTGGTTCTGAATCTGGGTCTGGTTCTGGTGTGTCTGGATCTGCTGTCAGTGGGTCTGTGCTGTCAGGATCAGTAGACAGTGGTTCTGTCATCACCAGCGGTTCTGTGGTGGATTCTGGGTCAATAGCCAGTGGATCTGGTGTGTCAGGATCAGTGGATAGTGGATCTGTGCTGTCTGGATCTGATGTGTCTGGATCAGTGGCCAGTGGTTCTGTGGTCAGTGGATCAGGGCTGTCTGGATCAGTGGCTGGTAGTCAATCTGGTGCAGGTTCCACTTCTGGTGGTGGTTCAGGTAATACCATAGAGGTGGTAACAGATGTGCAGTGTGTGAATGGTAGTATTGTTGTAACCAAAACCACCATCACAATAGCTGGGTAATCATGACCACATACAACATAGGACCCTGCAACTGCTGCACTTCTGCATGTGGCTGTTCTTCATGCCTGTGGCGGTGGATTTATTTTGAAGCCACTATGTCCTATGCATGGTCAATTATTGATGGATGTGGTGGTGGTAGTGGTTCCTCTGAACCCTGTTGTGGATGTCCATCACCACCACGGATGGGAAACTATGAAGACGAAGAGTACCAGATTAACTGCACACTAGGTGGTAACACCAACAGATGCAGCTGCACACAGTGTAGTTTCTGGTGGGATGCTTTTTTAGTAGAATGGGTACCACTGACAGGGTGTACTAATCAATATGGGGTAGTAGTAGGATCAGGTACCTGCACATGCACCAGTGCTGGACTTGCACCAGGGACCACACATAATCAGAACAGTGGACCTATTACCTGTGGATGCCCAACATGACACCAGAAGAAATAGTAGAAAACTGTGCAGGTGTGGGAGTCATCCTGTACCTGAATGATGACAGGAAACTGTCTGCATGGGGTAAACTCCCAGATGACTGGATGACCAGAGTTTCTGAATGGATCCAGCACAGGGAACAGGTTCAAGAGTGGCTTAAAACCCCATCTGAACAGCACGCATCCAGAATGTTGGCTGTCAGGGTAGCACAGATAAAAATGAGACTGAAAAAACCCTGTATTCATCTGGGTATGCTAATTGAGGAAAAACCATCCTGTGGCTGTGGACCCAGACACCAGTGCAGCATCCATGGTGAGTGTGTAACCCGAGGGAACACGAACAAGTGGCACATCTGCACCAGCTGTGTGAATTTTGAAGTGGGTGACGAATGAACAGAATGATATACGGAAATCTGGAAGACCCCATTCAGGGACCTGAAACAAATTACCCCCACATCGCTGAACCTGGTGGGATGGATGCTGTCCAGATACATTACAACGCACTGGACAGCCTAATCAGCATGAAAGAACAGGTACTACCACCACCAGAACAATGTTTTGGGGATGGTGTGGTTATTGTGGGCGGGGGAAAGTTTTCAGAAGGTATTGTGATTGCCTGTCGAATGCTAAGAAAAATAGGATCCACACTACCCATTCAGGTGTGGCACAGGGGACCAGATCAGGAACCACTACCACTGGCACTGCTGAAACAGATTCCCGGTGTGGAAGTCATCAACAGCCTAGTGCATTCATCCCTGTATAACCCCAGCAGGATCCTAAGGGGATGGGAACAAAAACTGTATGCACTGGTTCACTGTGGTTTTGAACGTGTTCTGTACATCGATGCAGACGCGTATTTTGTTAGGGACCCTGAACCACTGCTGAACCAGCTACACAATGCACCATTCGTGTTCTGGTCTGATTTTGAAAGTATGTACAACAATGTTAAGTGGACCAACGTCTGGCCCAGTGGGGACAGGGGAGTACCAGGTATTCAGGGTGGACAGCTTGCAATCCACAGGAAGAAACTGTGGAAAACCCTGCTGATTACCCACTGGATGAACCAACATTCGGACTTCTACTACAAACACATGTTTGGTGATCAGGACACCTACAGGGTGGTTTTGGCTGCAATGAATGACCGGTCCCTGTGGCATAACATAGGACCTGCACCATGGATATCCACGGCTTTTGTCTGTGGTATTGAACGGGATAAGCCACTGGTGGTTCACAGGTGTCAGGGGAAACTGTACAGGCACGAACACATCCCAGAAGGGAAACAGTCCTACAGTGCCCCAAAATGGAACCTTCCACGGGAACAGGAAGTATTCGGCATGTTCGCTGAACTCCTGTCTGACATTAAGGATTCTGAAAAGACTTTTGAGCTGATCTATAACAAGAAAATCTGGGGTGGGAACAGTGGACCTGGTTCCAATGTGTCCACAGAAGCTAGACCATATGTGGACCTGATCAACACATTGATTGCATGGTCATCTGATGGGAACAGACCACGGTCTGTGGTGGACCTAGGCTGTGGTGATGGGTCAGTAGGAATGGCACTGGAAAATGTGGCCTATGTGGGTGTTGACTGCACCAAAAGCAACATCACAAAACTACAGGAACTGTATCCCAAAAAGATCTGGCTGCACATGGACTTTTTCAGGGACAGGGAAAACCTACCTATTGGGGACTGGGCACTGTGCAAGGACGTTCTGCACCACTGGCCTGACAGGATGGTGGTGGAATTTCTGGACTGGGCACAGCAGACAAAGAAGTGGAAACGATTGATTCTGACACAGGATTCCCACCAGATAGTGGGTGGACCAGACACCTATCTGGGAGGGTATAGGGCACTGACCCACACCATGCATCCACTGTCAAAATATCGGTTAAAACACATAGTATCCTACCTGCACAAAAGCGTAGTCTGGATGGATCTAGAAGGGGACACACAATGAATGAAGTGGCACGCGAACTGGGACCAAACACCTATTTGGTGGGAATGATTCTGCTGGGTGTGGGAACCAGTATGTGGTGGATTGCACAGCACATCCTGATCCCAGTTAGGGACCAGCACTGTAAATTTCTTGACAAGTTGGATGGTCACCTCGAAAAACTAAACACAGAACAGGAAAAACTGGCCGAAAACACAGCCACAATAGTTAAGCAGATGGATACCATAGCTTGCAGGGGACAGCAGTACATTTTGCAGCGAGAATCAAAATGATCCTTTCACTGATTCTGTTATGTGGTCAATTGACAGTCCCACCAGAAATCAAGGGACCTGTGTCTGGGTTCATCCCAGTTACAGCTGTGACAGAGGGGAAAGCTGTCAAGTATGTCCCACTTGATGCAGGCTTGCAGGTATTCCCACCTGGTCTGTTGGTCAATCCGAAGTCCACGGTAGTGGTAGCAGGAAAATCTGGTAGGTACAGACTGCTGTGCTATTCTTCTGTCGGTGACATTCCCACAGACCCTGTCATCACCACCATAGTGGTGGGGGATCAGTCCCCAGTACCACCACCAACACCACCAGACAATGAACTGACAGAAGCACTGTCTGGAATCTACGGTGGGTTACAGGATCCTGCAAAAGCACAGAAACTGTTGCAGTACATCGACTGTTACCGCCGGTGTGTTCCTGTGGTCAGGGACACTACACTGACCACCACGGAAAAGCTGTACCAGGTGTTGCTGTCCCAGCGGAAAGCTTCTGGCCTGAAAGATAATGACCTGTTACCTCTCAGGCAGAGGATCGGCACAGAATGGACCAGAGTGCTGGGGACCACTGATGTTCCTGTCACAGAACAGCACAGGTCAGACTGTGCTGTTCTAATCCAGAACATAATCACTGCACTGGAATCACTGCGATGACACCACCTGAATATGAACGGGGCTGGATTAGGGATGATGCAGCAGTAGCTGCAATCACAGAAGCACTTCCCTATGGTGACCTGTCCCAGACCGATCTGGGACAGGTTCCTGTGGAAGATCTTCCAGCACAGGTCTATCTGTGGGACCTAGCACGGAAGGTTACAGGGGCACTGCTACCACCAAGGAATCAGGGGAAAGTGGGTTCCTGTGTGGCTTTCGGCACAGCTAGAGCAATTGAATACACCATGTGTGCGGAAATAGTGGCTGGACAGCCTGAACAGTTCCAGCCACTTGCAGCAGAGGTAATCTATGGTGGTAGTAGGGTAGAAGTGGGCAAGGGCAGATTGCGGAATGATGGTTCCATCGGTGCATGGGCAGCAACTTTTGTACGGGACTGGGGGATCCTTCCACGGGGACAGTATGGGGATCTGGACCTGTCCACCTATTCTGAAGCCACATGCAGAACCATGGGGAAAGATGGTGTCCCAGACAGTCTGGAAGCTGTTGCAAGGCTGCATCCAGTCCGACAGGTGACCACGGTTAAGGACTGGAAACAGGCTAAGATTGCACTGGCTAATGGCTATGGAATCAGTCTGTGTTCTGATCAGGGATTCACTATGTCCAGAAATAAGGATGGGATAGCAGACCCATCTGGCGCATGGAATCACTGCATGTGTCTGTGTGGGTACACTGTGATAAACAACAGGGAATACGGAAGAATAGACAACAGCTGGGGCAGTTCATCCCACACAGGACCAGTAGGACCGGGAAACCCTGGTCCAGAAGGATTCTGGGCAGATGCAAACAGGATTCAGTACATGCTGTCCAGTGGGGATTGCTGGATCTTTTCTTCTGTCGATGGTTTCCCAGTCAAACAGATTGACTGGACACTGTAGGGGGATGTGATGCAGACAACAGACTTAGAACGCGTACGGAGACTTTCCAGAGGTCAGGAAGGCTGGTCACAGATTGCATTGTCATCTGTGCTGGCTGTTCAGGCTATGGGGTTGATTAAGTCCCACAGCCTGCAAGCAACCAGGGTTCCATATGGTTCTGGAATCCCAGATCCAAAACCACTACGGGTTCTAGCCGAGGAATCCTGTGATGTGGTTCTGGAAAACCCAGACCACAATGATGGTTCTACATGGCGGACACTGGCTGAATACTGTGCAGAACTGATCAGGACCCACATGCTGGGTATGCAATGATCCAGAAGCTATTGAACTGGCTGGGGACCATCACAGGGGCTGAATCGACAGTACCTGTGATGGGCACCAGACCACGGTCCCCACAGTGGGCTGGTGTTAGGGCTGCACACCTCAAAAAACAGAAAACCTGTCAAGCATGTGGACAGAGGGACCAGCTGGAAGTCCACCACATTGTCCCCTACCACATCCAGCCTGACAGGGAACTGGATCCCACTAATCTGTTGACACTGTGTCAGGACTGTCACCTAACATGGGGACATTTACGGAACTGGTCAAGCTGGAATGTAATGGTGGAAAAGGATGTGTCATGGTACTATCTGCGGGTTCGCAATAGACCATAAGACGTTCCAGTAGGGCAACAGATTCAGACAGGCTTTTCATCACTTCACTGCTTGTCATGTGGATTTCCTTCTAGGTAGGTATCCTTTAGCATGTGCAGTACCTGAATGCACTTCCTGAGATCTTCCACACCGTTTTTCTGATCATGCCGCCACAGGTATTTTGCTGCACATCCAGCTAGGTAGGACCTGTAACCACCCAGACCCAGTCCAGCCTTCTGTGCCCTGCTGCAATCAATCTGGGAACCGTCCCTGTCCCTGTAGTGGTCAGGGTGTATTGGATCACTCATTTAATTTCCCCTGTGACGTATAGGACCATCCAGTAGGTCCAGTAGATTGTAAAACCCAAAACAGAAGCAGTTGATGCAAGGAACAATCCCCAGAGTGTGGCCACTGTCCACAGGCGATGTTCTGGGTGTTCCCATTCATCATCATCATGCATTACAGACCACCTTTCATATCGTTTATCTGCTGTTCCAGCTGATTCATTTTCAGATAGAACTGGTTCATCTTTTTTTCAAAATCCATCACAATACGCTGTAGATAATTCCGTGTCTTTTTCCGTTTGCGATGCAGAACTGCCTTTTCTGCAAGGGTAGCTTCTAGCCTACCACGGATCTGGACAGCGGACAGATGCAACCATTCCTGTGGGATCCATTTCTTGATTAGGTGACCATTCCAGCGTCTTCTACCACGCAGTTTCGCTGGTGTGGGCAACAGTCCCCTGGCTAACCACTCACAGACTGTCTGAACATTTATGCCGATATAATCAGCCACATTTTGACTAGACCACACGAAAGTGGCTGATGGTTCTGCTGAACTAATCCCTTCTGCACTCACTTTTTCACCCCTATCCATTGTCTGTTCCTGTATTCCATGATCTGGTCAATCTGTTGATTAACATTGCAGAATCTCACAGCCCCAGATCCATCAGGCTGTGGTGTGCAAGCCACAGCCACAGACCACCCGTAGAAATTGTGATGGGTGATTCTGGTGATTCTGCGGAAGTCCACCAGTTCCCATTCATGGTGATCATCGGACCCAAAATCCAGCCAGATTTCAGTCTTCATAGGTGGGTCTCTTTTCTTCATACTTTCCCTGTTCTGTGGCAGTATCCACAGGACAGTGGACCAGACTGGGGGTGGATCTGATGACTTCTAGGTGGTAGTCAATGGTGGACCGAACTGTGGCTAATTCCTCGACAGCATCCAGCAACGCGATCCTGCAAACATCTGAAGCCTGTGCAGCAACAAACATACATTCCCTGCACACCCAGCATTTTGCAGGTTTTGGTGTGGCTGTCTGACAGTTCAGCTTGTGACCATTCACTGTGTTGTTATGTCGCTGCACCACCAGCAGGTGGAATGTTTTGGCTGCAACATACTGATCCACAGCCACTGGCAACATGGCCTGTGCCTTTTGCAGCCTGCTGATTTTCTTGTTCTGATTCAAAACATCAACAGCTTCCTGCACTTCATACGGATCTGCACTAATACCATTCATGTGGACCATCTCCTGTAGTAAGAAATATGACCCACAACTTCCTCCTGTGTTCTCAGCGCATTTATCCAGTGGTAACACACCACCAGATCAGGGGGAAATTGTGGAAATTAGGTGGGGCTGCTGTGGCCACAGCCCCACCAGTAGGTGTCATCCCTGACAGTACTGACCATAAGCATGATCAGAAGGGCACGTCCACCAGTGCCCAGGGAATCCATTCCCCTGTGTCGGGAATGTATGCCTGCAACTTAGAACTGTCAATTGCACCAGACACTACCTTCTGTCTGATGGAACCCACTGTTGCTTCAAAAGATGGGTCACCATCGACAGACACAAAACACCACAGCCCCGGTGTCTGGTAGTCTCGCTGACAGGTCACAGGCTTTTTCACAGTTGGGTCTGTGGCTGGTTTTGGTGGTTTTGGGGCTGTTGGTGCAGGCGGGGCTATTGCTGCAGCCAGTGCAGCAATTTTGGGTGCCTGTGGCGTAGCTGGTGCAGCCACAGCCCCACCCTGTATTGGATGGGCACTGACCACTCGCGTTTTTGTGCCCTGTCCATTCAGGTCCACCACCACATTGAATGTCTGTTCCATCAGGGGACTGACATTCACTTTTTCCTGTGGCATTAGTTTCCGCCCCATCATCTGCCGTAGCAGTTTTCCCAGATTGTTGTTTTCCTTGGCTATCGAGGGAGTAAAGGCAACCACTTCCTTTCCCTTGAATTGACACTCTGAAACAATTTCAAATTTCCACAACAGACTACTACCCCATTCTGGGTGCGATGTTGTAGGTGGTAGTTCATCAATGCCTTTCAGTTTAGCCTGATAAGTACCAACAGACACAGATTCAAACTCAGCCTGCACTGTAAATTCCATGTGCTATTATCGTCCTATGTAATATCGGTGATGATCACCACGGGTTCCCGATCCACTGACAGTCAGTACACCTGCTGTCACCATCCTGTCCAGATGGCCCTGTACCAGAGGTCTGGGATAGTCCACAGCCCCTGCAATTGTGCGTACATCCATTGCTGGATTAGCCTGCACATAGTTCATTATTTTGATCTGAAACATCTGTCCTGCATGGTCTGATGGATTGCCCAAGGACTGGTAACCATCAGCAGTCAGTTCGACCAGAAGTTCATGCGGTGTCTGTTTGTACCTGCTGTTTCCCTTGATCAGTCGCTGGGTGGGCTGTTCCTCTGGTCCACGCAACATATCCAGCAGGATTTCAAAGTGCCCTGTCAGGGCACCAGAACCACGGGCTGCTGTCCCATCCTGACCAGGGGACTTTCTGCTGTGGTGAACACCCAGCAGTGCAATATCCTGTTGGGTCAGTTCCCACAGTGGTGTCAGTGCAGATTCTATTTCCGATGCACTGTTTTCATCCCTGACAGGTAAACATTTTGCGATGGTGTCGATGATGACCAGCTGGGACCCAGTGTCCAGACAGTCCTGTCTGACATAGGACAAAAACTGTTTCCATTGCAGGGGATTAGGTCTGGTAACAAAAGGTCTGCAATACCATGACACATGGTCACCGATTCCCAGTTCCTTGCACCTGTCAGCCAGTGTGGATTCATCCTCTTCTGACACCACCATCACCCTGATGGCTTTTGTGGCTAGACCACAGAATGTGGACCCAGTTCCTAAGCACTGCAACATGTGGGATAACCATGTGGTTTTCCCTACCTTGGGGTGTGCAGTCAACAGGGTGGATGCACCACGTTTAATCAGTCCATGGACATACCACTGAATGTCTGGGTCTATAGACATAAGTTCTGAACTAAACTTATACCTTCTAACCTTGGTGGAACCATCTGGGGCTGTCACAGAAACAGACGGAAGGATGATGTGGAACGGCTGTCCCTGATCTTCCCTATAGCCTTTTGCAGATAGGTCAGATGCACAGGACTTAAAGTCCCCACCATGGTTCAGTAGGGTCTGTGCAGCGAACTTAGAATATGCTGTGTCAGCCTCGAATGGGTGGGCGGAAGTGCTGAACACATACAACAGGGAACCACTACCAGGTGTGCTGCAATGTCCAGTGGTAGCACTGATGCCATTACTTTTTCCGGGCCTGCACCACAGCAGACTGTCCCCACGGTGTCCCACCACTTTCCATCCATGGGGTTCCAGAATATCTGTCCAGCTTGCATGGGCATTGAACAGGCTACCTGGTGCAGTCCCATGGTCCCCTGTTGGTGCAGCGGCTGGTGTCGGTGCAAGTTTCTCTGGTGGTGTGTACTGGTTATAGCTTGCAGCTATTCCCAGAATTCTGTCTACCTGATCTGCTGTCCAATAACAGCGGTTCTCCCTGTCGTGGTACTCAACAAACTGGTAGGGAAGGTTCAGGGCATGGACAGCGGGTGGTGAACCGGGAACACAGATATAGTGACCCTGTCCACGGGTTTCAACCAACACATTCGGTGGTGATGTTTTGGTCTGTGCTAATTTCTTTCCCGGTGGACAGGGGTGGTCCAGATGCATCCAGAGGTGGTAACCACCACTGGGTGTCTGTGACAGGGTACACTGCTGCACCAGTTCAGACAGTTCAGGATCACAGGAAAGGTCCCTGTGAATGTCATCCCAGACCTGTTTTGTTTCACAGTCCAACACCAGCAGGTTATCACTGATGTGTCCACAGATCACAGCTATTCCGTATGGGTTATTTCCACCATACCATCTGGTCACATCCTCTGCTGTGATCCTATTGTCCTGTAGTGGTCCCCATGACCCATTCGGGAGTGCTAACCCTGCTGGGCGTTTTTTCCCATCCAACGCGATGGGTAGCATGTTGTAACCATCATCAAAAAACTGCTGTGCGCTACTGCTAGTACTAAAAACAGTCATGTGCTATACTCCATGTGACTAGAAATCATTGCAATTCTAAAGGACCTTCCGCTCTTCTGATCTTGATTGCAGGGTCTGCTTGGATCTGAAGGCGGACCCTGCTTCCATCATGTTCCACCAGTGTGATTACTGCTGCAACCACTTCCTTACCATCCTGTCCATCAATCATGAACAGGATGTGTTCTCCCACCCTTCGGGTCAGACTAAGTCCACGCAATTTCCACCTTCTTCCTGATCTTCGATCAATTGTGTGATCAGTTCATCCCGACTAAGTCCACGGGATTCAGATAACATTACTGCTCGCTGGACTATGCTGTACGGGATTCTGACACTGATTCTGGTGTAGTCATCGATGTTCCATGATTTTCTGGCTGGTCTGGGACCAGCACACATGGACAGGGTTCTGATACACCATCTGTCATCACCATCAGACCGACAACAATCTGTCCATGTGGTATGACCATTATCATCGACCAGTTCTGCCCTTCCTGTTTTTCCCTTGAACACCACCTTTGACAGCTGGTGTTTTTTTCCCAGATGCAGGACTCCTGGTCCTTCCATCTGCACTACGGCCCACTTTTCTGCTTCCATAGCTGTCACCATCCATCCATATTTCCCATGATTGACGACCCAGTGGACCCACTTTTTTTGCCTTCAATTTCCCTGTTTTACACAAGTGCTGAACAGTCCTGAGTGAACGTCCCAGAATGACACAGGCTTCTGTGCTGGTCAATTTCTTTTTTGAATTCATTGCCATAAGAAAAAACTCCTGAAAACCGGGATGGGTGGGTGTACACAGTTCAGGGCCAACCGAACATAAAAATGTGGCAACACACCACACACCCACCCATCCCAGATTTAATGGTCTGGTCCACAGTGCCCCAGCTGTCAGAACTTCCAGAGAATAGGAATCAGCCGGTGTGGACCAGACCAGGTCGCATAGGGCTAGCCTGTCGCAGTTGTTGATGAAATTACAAAGAAATCGACATCCACCAACAGATTCGCCCCATGTTTACGGTTACCACCTGTAGAACTTCCCATCGATGGGACACAGGTAGGATTTACATTCAGACTGAGACCTGTTCACCAGATCTGCATGCACTTCTGGTGGGTAATAGGACTGCACCACAGGGACCCAAATGGGCCGCATGTTCTGGGTGTGGCTGATGTCCACCTGCACAGCTGCACCAGCTACAGTGCATTTTCCCCAGCAGTCAATGTGGTACTGGGCTGGATGGTTGACGAATTCATCATTGTCCCAGTCCATGTTTGTTTGTTGACAGAATGGACATTCTGCAGCAGTTACCACAGGAATTCCCACCAGTTCTGATTCCTTCTCAGCTGCAGATCTGGTCCTGTGTTCGCTGGGACCAACACAGAAAATCAGTTTAGCTTTCATTGCGCCTCCCAATTAAGGAAGCTGCTTTGAAAATAGTTTCTAAAAATGGGTGACTAGCTTCACAGCCTGCTGACTCCTGTCCATGGCGAATACACTCAGCATGTTCATAAATTTCAGTTAATGAATGCTGCAACACAAGAACCAGTGCTTTCAGTTGCTTTTTATTCATCGTTTCAATAATCATGACTGCACCCCCTTAAAGTCTACCATTACGGATTTCTTCTAGGTCTAAACCGATGGGTAAGTATGTTGTCCTGTAGTATTCACCAGTTCCTTCTTCACACAGAAACTGGTGTGTAATCTGAATTACATCGCAAGCCATGCATTGCCAGGCACGCTTTTTTCTACCCTTATCTGGAAAGATCCCCGTAGAACATGGGTGGCTGCATTTAATGCATCTGGGACCTTTAGACCATGCCAGTGCTAAATCCTTTTTATCAATCTTGTCTGCAAGGTTCATTTATTTTCTCCTGCTATTTTCATAACTTTAATGGCCCACTCTGGGTAATAATCCATCCCATCAATTTGTTTGCCTGCACATCCACCAATTAGTTCTTCAATTTGATAAAAACCAAGCTGATGCTTAGAAACCAGTTCTTCTAATTCTTTCACCCTATTATCATTCATGACTTCCCAACTTTCTTACGGTGGATAACAACAGTACCAACCCGTTCACCATCGTTGATGTTTTTCAGTTTTGCATCCAGCACATACCATTCCAGATCAGAATGGTTTTCCTCTGCATACGCGTTTGCATCATCATCATCCACAGCTTCAAAGGTTTTGATGATGTCAAAAAAACCAGTTGCATCCTGTTTAACTGCGATGTGGTAGGTGTGTTCTTCAATTTCCAGATAATAGTCCAGATCCAGATTCACCAGAAACTGTGACCAGTCTGTCCCATATTGTGGGTGATCGCTGTGCAGGATCCCTGTGGTGATCACGTCCACATCGTAGCTGGTCTTAGAATTGCCAGTCTTCTGGGCCACAAATTCAACCAGGCTGTCCCTGTCAATAATCATCATGGTTCTGACTCCTGTCTGTGTGATGTTGGGTGTGAATCAGTTGCTGTTACGCCACTGCTGAACAGAACGGTTAGCCAACTCTGTCAATGCAGCATCCCTGACAGCAGGTAGTCTGCTGGTGGTCCATGTGTGCAGCTGTTGGACTGTTGCGTCACTGTACCTGGTGGAATCGTGGATGGTGACATAACCATCCACACATTCCACACCAGATGGTGCCATGGATCCAAAATTGCTGATGTGGTATGTTTTAGTCCGCACTGTAAAAACTCCCTGTAAACCCAATGTGCTGTCCACTCCTGTGACCAGCCCCAGTTCCCCACCAGAATCTGGTGGGGTGGTGGGGACAGTCCCCAGATTAGTCCAGTTCCAGTTCCAGTGGTAATCTGCGGTCCTGACTCATTTTCGTGGCCAGATTCAGTGCAGCCTGTCGTGATTGGCACTGGTAAACCCGTCCGATGAAATCGTCTTCATCAGACACACCCACATAGTAAAATGCCACCTCACGGTCCTGTGCATCACATTCCCAGCTAGGACCAGTTGCAAGAATGAACTTCGCGTTGTTTGCTGTTGCTGTTGCTGTTGCCATGACTTTTACTCCTGTTTGCGTCTGCGTCTGACTCAGTTGTCTGACACCAGTAATATGCGCCTAGACGCTAAAACTGTCAATGGGTATTTTCAAGAAATTTATCTGGTCCAGTAAACCCCACCCTGCACAGGTCCATGGGACACAGTCACACCCATGGACACAGTCCCTGCACATCCACAGCACACACAGCACAGGACAGCCCCAGCACAGCACATGATCAGTCGCATTGTCTAACTCCCAGTAGGTACACTGATTATCGTCTGGGACCAAAATCACCATGAGGAAAACCACATGGGAATCATTCAGCTCACTCTACCAGTGCCACCATCTGTAAACACAATATGGAGAGTATCAAACGGAAGAATGGTGAAATCTGCTAAGTACAGGGAATGGCTGTCCTGTTGTGATCTGGCTGCACTACAGTCCAGAATCCCTAGACCATCGATTAAAAAGCCTGTGTCTGTGGATGTGGTGGTCAGGACAGGGCATGGGTGGAACCGTAGCAGGGACATAGACAACCTGCTGAAACCCATTCTGGACTGGTTAGTCAGGTGGGACATTCTGTCTGGTGATGATTGTGGTGTGGTGAGACAGATTCACCTGTCGATTGATCCCAGACCACAGCCAGTGGCATGTATCGAAGTCACCATCAGTCCACTGTGATGTTCGCAACATACAGACCTGTCACAGGGTTCCATGTGTCATGAAACCGAGGGACCGTATCACATGGACCAGTGCTGGACCAGCGTACCTGGTGCAGGGGCTGGTGGTCTGACTGGTGGTCTGACTGGTGGTCTGACTGGTGGTCTGGAAGGGGCTGTGGGACTGGATCTGGGACGCGGCTGTCCAGTCTGACCTGTTCTGGGATACCACCTACTGTGGGTCATTTTCGGGCCTGTTCTGGTCACACCAACAGACTGTCGGCTACCAGATCTGGGACTGGGTCAGGTGGGACAGGTGGTCTGTCCCAGACAAAAGATAACAAATAAGCTGAACATGATGGTTTCCCCAGACCCCCATCCACAGTACTGTTTTACTGTCTGCTGTGTTTTTTCGTAGTGATAACGGAGAATAAAACATCAGCAGAGTTGAACAGAAAACTGTTAAGTACTGTTTTGATTGTACTGGAAGATGGTCAGTACTGTAGAATCTGTCAAGGCCTCTTTTTTCAGAACAGTTATTTTGGCATGGATGGGATCCTACGCTATCGCTACGGACCCACCAGCCAAAACCAGAATAAAGGACGCGTGCTGTGGCTGAAAGAATACCATCTCACAGACCAGCTAAGAAACTGAAACCAGCACGGTCACCTGAGTCTGGGGACAGACCCTGTGCAGCTAAACGGGGCTACAATCGAACATGGACTAAACTGAGAACCATGATTCTGGCTGGGGAACCACTGTGCAGGATGTGCAGTAGACCAGCACTGGATGTGGACCATATTGTCCCACTTTCAATGGGTGGGACAAATGACCACGGGAACCTGCAGCCACTGTGCCACAGCTGTCACAGTAAAAAAACAGTACAGGACAGATTGCACAGGGCTAGACAGGGACTGTAAACTGTCTTTAGAGGGAAAAAAATGAAACGTATTACCATACAGCATCAGATACAGAACATCTATGATATGTTGGATGATCTGAACACAAAATGGACAGACACAGAATGGTCGATCAAGTACACCTGGCTGTCCATGGTCATTAAAACAGCAGTGGAATTGCAGGCTGTTGCAGAGGCAGAAAATAAACTAGGGGAGCCCCGCTAATGGCTGATGTATTTGAAAACCTGACAGAATCCATCACCGCACCAGGTAACAATCTGGTAGCCATCACCCCAAGTGACAGTACTGACCTAGAACAGGTCAGCAGGGGAATTTATGTGGGGGGTGCAGGTAACCTAGTGGTCACACCTGCAGCAGGTGGGTCCAATGTCACTTTTGTGGGTGTTCCTGCTGGGACTGTCCTACCCATCAGGGTAAGTAGGGTACTGGCTACCAGTACCACAGCAACCAGTCTAATTAACCTGTACTAAGGGGATACAATGTCAGATATTCCAGCAACAGTCCCAGTGGTGACACCAGCAGTACCAGCCCAGACATTCCCACTATGGGTGGTGGAATCGCTGGTATTCAGTGGTAATGGCATTGAACAGCCACTGACAGCAGAAGCTTGGTTCCGATCAGCACGCCGGGAACCATCCAGTCCAACAGGATGGGTACTGGGTGACCAGCGCAGAAACTACCACATTCCTGATGTGTGGTTTTTGGCTGCAACAGATGGTGATGTGTCCACAACAATGTCAGCACTGGTCAGCACATTGACCAGGCTAGCCACGACTGCTGGTGTCCTGTGATAGGAATTAGGATTGACATTTCCATCGGCAGTGGGGCTGTCATCAGCACAGATGGACCAGCCGATGGTCTATTGTGGCAGAGTGCAACAGACTTTCTGTTATTCAACGGTGCAACAGATTACATAATCTGGCAGTAATGAGGTAGACAATGCCCAGCAAAAGAATTGACGAACTAGATGCAAGAACGGTAGCAGATACAGACCTGTTGCCTGTCACACCATCGGGTGGACCCAGCGGTAGGGCAACAGTTGCAGCTATCGTCGCAGAAGGGCTGTCTCAGCCAAATAGCGCAAGTTCTGGGGCTGGGGCAAGCCTTTCGATCATCGCAGCAGATGGTGTTACCAGTGGGGCTGGTGGCAGTATCATTTTGGAACCGGGGGCACAGGCAACAACTGGTGGGAATGGTTTTGTCATTGTCCGCCAACCAGGGGGGGCTTCTGGCAAAGATTTAAGCATATATCACGATGGGACCAATGCTTTTATTGTTGCAAATGCTGGATCATTGAGGTTGTTTCAGTCGGGTAATAGAATAATGTATACCGGCAATGGATTTGCAACCTTTACGGGAGGTTATTTGGGTAATGATGATTGGGTGTTAATAGGTGGTGGCAACGCTAATGGAATATCAATTACTAATGGCCAATTGAGTGCCTCAGTAAACAAAGGCATTTTGCCTGTAGCTAACTCTGCATACGATACAACTGTAGGTGCAAGTTTTGCTTTTGTGCCATCGACACCCGCAGCAATTACATCCTCCCAAAATAACTATGTATTAACAGGATCAGCATTCCAACGCCTGAACTGCACCACTGCATCAGACATTACCGGCATCGCTCCACCCACTGGAGGGTCTCATTTTGCTGGCCGCTCGATTAGGCTAGTGAATGTGGGTACGGCAACGGTTAGATTGATGCACAATGACACCAACAGTACAGCCGCTAACAGAATCTACATACACGGCGGCAACCACACATCGCTGACGGTGAACGAGTGGGCAGATCTGGTGTACGATTCGACTGATAATGGATCGGGCGCGGCGGGGTGGAGACTTGTGAAATATGCTTAATGAGGTGATGTAATGGGAACAGCCACTGCTGCACATGCTGTTACAGGGGCTGTTGCTGTTGCCCACAGTAAACTATCCACAGCAACCGTAGCACATGCAGTGGTGACAGGTACTGCACAGTCCCATGGTGTGGCTGTCACCATCCAGACAGCTACCACCATATCCAGTACAGTATCCACTACACAGGTAACAGGGGATTGATGTGGCTACCACATACGACAGAGGGGACCTAGTCAGACTGACAGCCACATTCACGGTTAGTGGTGTGGCTACAGATCCCACCACGGTTACCCTGTACATCAGGTCTGGGGATGGTGTGCTAACCACTCTGGTGTATGGTTCCAGTTCGATCACAAAAGTTTCTGTCGGTGTTTACCGCTACGATTATTCAGCATCGACTGCTGGTGATGTATCATTCAGGTGGGCTGGTACTACACCAGCACAGGCTGCAGACCAGGACACCTTTTTTGTTCTGGACCTAGTGGGAGTTTAACTATGTTTCCAACTTCTGAAATCGGGATCCTGTTATCTTTTGCACGGGGACAGAGTATCTGGTCCATTGAAGTATTCGACGCTGCACTGACAGTGGCTGGATATTTTGGCCGTATGCTAATCACTCAGCCTAAAAGTTACGGTGGTGCAGCTAATCCAGAAAATTCAGATGACATTGTTTCTGTTCTTGAATCTGTAAATGTCGAAGCAGGATTGACAGATGGTCATCCTGTTGCATCACTTTCACCAGTTCTGGTTTCAATAATTCTTCAATATGCTTTGAAAATTCTTCTGAAAAACTTTTCATATTCTAGGGAATAAATGGTAGGGGGGTCAAAATAATATGCTATCTTTTGCTGAAGAC